CCTTTGTAAGAATAAACTTTAATCCGTGAGTTTTCGCTGATAGCTCGAACCTCAAAATAAAAGATATGATCTTGACCATCAACACATTTATAACCCGGAACTCGAAAATTGGTTAGATTCCGTTTGTGCATTAAATATAATAATTCGTCTTGTAAAGCGAAAAGGGGGACATCTGTGATCACATAGTTCATAAAATCTTTAGTAAATCGGTCGCTATTTTCAGTGTGATAGTCAAACCCAAGATCATCTGTATTAAGCATTAGGAAATACAACTCCATTTCATACGATCGGCGATTTGAATATTATTGATAGAATCAATCGCAACGAGTTGCACTCCAAAATCAACGTCAGATACATAAAGTGTATTTCCATCATGACCTTCGACAACGCCTATTATATCTTCAAAAGCATTGCCTTCATCATTTAATTCGGCAGTTTGGATTATCACTTGACTATGTGTTTTAAATGCAACATCAAGGACC